GGATAGATGTCGTGTTCATTGGTGGTGGTGGGGGCATCATAATACCACCCATGAGGCTGGAGATATCAATACCTGGGCCTTGCATCTCATATTGCCCAGTACCACCCACCGGAGCCGCATCCGCTGGGCCCGATGGTGCTCGTGTTGTATTTTGAACAGCAGCCATCATATTCTTTACAAGGTCTGGGTTTTGCTTGAGGACATCATTCATATTGGGGAGGGCACTCTTAAACATTGAGTTTGTCAAGTGGAACATCATCGCTGAACCACCCAACATCATAATGAGCTTCACCTCTGGGGCAACATTGACCTTGGAGCGGTACTTCACATACAGCTCTTCAAAGACTGTATCGTAGTCATCGACATTCTCCATCACGGATTCAGACCAACCCTCCAATTGGATCTCGAAGGGGTTGTATCGCTTGTTGAGAAACTCCAAGCCAGTCACACAGGCCACCAACATACGCCGAGAGAAGCGTATGGATTGTTCAACATCAATACTGTAGGTAATTCGCTTGACTTCTGTGCGAAGGTCTTCAACATTGGAGTAGGCGTTGAGTCTCTTGTTCACAGCGAAGCCCTTCTTCTCAAGGCGACCCAACTTGTTCACAAGGTCACTCTTCTCTTCGTCTATGGAGCTGTATCCCTTGGAGGGCTGCTCTTCTTGTGGACCTGGTCCCTCGTCGTCAAAAAACATGGGTTCATCTTCACCATAGTCAATTTCTTCATCTTCTTGGGGCGCTGCTGGGGCTGATTGTTTATTTGGATTCACAAAGGCGTCCATAGGTTCTTGGTATTGTTGTGGTGGGGGGCGTCGCACTTGAGATTGTTGGGGTCGTCGCGCAGGCTGAGGACGCGAAGTTGATATCTCAATTTCATCCATCAGGGCCTGTTCATCGGCGTCAAGTTTCATCACAGTGGTACTCCCACGATCTAAGACAATTTCTTCGTCCATCTACTCTCTAATAGGAAACTATTCAATAACCTTTAACGCACTTTAGAAAAAATATATGTATACATTATAAATGTTTAACCTCAATCGTGCTAACCGAAATGCCATCTTGTCCATCACGGTCTTGATCGCTTTGATTTTTGCGCTTGGTATGATGAAATCTACCAGTAAGTACCAACCCAGACCAATCACTATTAAGGCGATCAACGAAAAGTCCATCTTTGACCTTGAAGATCGCATCGAATGTGTTCCAGGTCACACCAGTGAGGGTAGTCCATATACCAAGAGCCTCACCCCAGGTGGTCTCTGTGGTGCTGGGGAGCTTGTTGCCGAACACGCGAACTACGAGATCGAGGATGGAATTGGCGGATCTTTAATCTAAGCTAATACTAAATGGCTTTGGTGACTTCACCCCAGACTATTCCAGATCTTGACTACGAGTATCACACCATAACTGTCGACACAATCGGTCAAGCCAGTGCGAATACTTTTACGTGTCACCTTCAGCAACCCCTAAAAAATGTGGTTCAGGCGAGACTTTTGGCTGCCCACATTCACTCAAATGTTGTGACTGAGCATTGTTATGTTTCCGTGGAAGAGCTGGACTCTATCTTTAGTGATCGCGCTTCAAATGTTTTGACTGGCCAAGGTCACTTGAGTATGCTCCGAGGGTCATTTGCGAGTCTCATAACTGATAATGACACGCACAGTGCTGGCAACTCACTCATTACATTCAAGGATAACTATCCAATTATGACGCAATATATTGATCCAATTAGACGCGTAGATCGTCTCAGTGTGACCATTCGTGATCAAAATGGCAACACGATTAAAAACTCAACCGACGATGGCGCAAACTTTTTAGTATTTAGATTTGTGTGTAGAAAACCAAACTTGTAATTTTCTCTCCTTAAAGTAAATGTCTTCGGGTATTGTTCAGCTTGTAGCTATTGGTGCTCAGGATGAGCATATTATGGGTAACCCAGAGATATCATTTTTTAACTCAACATTCAAGAGACATTCAAATTTTTCACAGTCCATTGAAAAACATACTATTTATGGAAGTGTGAAAAATAACTCTTTGTCCACGATACGCATTGAAAGAAGTGGCGATCTTTTGGGGTACACCTATCTGGCACCAGATGATGGTACAAAGTGTATTGATATTCAGGATTGGACCAACTATATCGAAAGTATTCAGTTAGTTGTGGGTGGTCAGGTCATTGATGAACAAGATTCAGTATTTACGGAGACTGTGGCCATTGATACACTCGCCCAAAATGTTTCAAAAAGTTCAAATGGGCCACATCCAGGTATCAGCTCACGGTCATTTTTTTATCCACTTCGTTTCTTTTATTGTGAAGGACCACAGAATGCCTTACCACTCGTCGCCCTCCAGTATCACGATATCGAATTGAGAATACGGTGGGGACCAAACGCAGAAAACTATAATTGGGAAGCCTATTCTAATTATTATTACCTGGACAATGAAGAACGTGGAAACATTGCGTCGCGTACCCACGATATGCTCATCTTTCAAGTTCAAAAAAACATAGCATCAAATGAAAACGTTCAGGAATTAAACTTCAATCATCCAGTGAAATACATTGCGAGTTCAAATATATCCTCACAAAGTGCTTTGACATCTGTATCAAATCGTATCAAGTTAAGTGTGAATGGTGTGGACATATGTAATTATAAATACGCAAAAACACACTTTGTAAATGTTTCACACTATTATCATACAAACTTTGTGACTTCACCAGATATTTTCTTGTATCCATTTTGTATAACATCAAGTTTGTACCAACCAACTGGTACACTAAATTTTAGTAGAATTGATTCGGCGACGATACATAGTGAAACACTGCCTATTGTAAATCCAGTCTACGCCGTAAACTATAACATTCTCAGGGTACAAAATGGTATGGCGGGGTTACTCTATGCGAATTAAAAATACAGTAATATATAAATGGTAAAGAATATCAATGCTTTCCATCTGACGGAGAAAATACGATTCGGTCGACACACTTCGGAAACACAACCAGAAAATACAATTGTCTTAAACGCCAGTTCATCGGAATTGCGCGACTTGCGAGAGAATGGGTTTTATGTATCACCCATTCGCGACGTGGGTACATCTTCAAATGTTCTTATGTATGATGTCACACGAAATGAGATTGTTGTTGGAGCTGAGTTTTCATTACAAGGAATCACAGAATTAGGCTCTACGTCAAATGTAAAAACAAGTTTTAAACACTTAGAAGTTGAACAGTTGGATGTCATAAATGTGACAACAATTAATTCATATTATATTGAAAATCCAGAATTTGTAATTGGCAGATCAGATTGTGACATTGATCGCGCGACTCTCAAGATGGTACGGGGTGATGCGACTGCCTCCATAGATTATGACGGCAAACTAACAATAACATCGGATACAATCATTGATGGATCTTTAAAAGCCAATGTATATCACGGTGATGGAGGTCTTCTTTCAAATCTGTCATATGATCAACTTGGCTACACTATGCCCAAACTATGTGTTACAAATGATGTTATCGCCAATAAATATTATGGTGACGGAAGCGCACTCACGGGGCTCACTTTAGAACAAGTAGGAAATGTCACATCCGACCATTTAACGATGAAGTCTGCGAGAATCAATGAAGAAGCTTTTATTGGCCACGATTTATTTGTAAATGGCTCAATTCAGTCCGAAAAGGTTGTGTATGGAAAAGTATTTGTGGGTGATGGTCGCCGTTTGTCAGGTGTGGCACTCACGAGGGACTTGGTCTCAAATACTGCGAGAATAGAAGCACTGGAATTATTAAAACCAGAAATTGCTCAGATTGATGGAATTGTTCGTGAAATTCCAAAAATTCACATTTTGGAGAATAACGTCAGACAACTTCAAGATAGGGTGGAGAATGATGTTAAGCACCTTGAAACATTCGAGGCTGGTCTTGAACGCATTCCAAAAATTGTTGATAAAAATTCCGTAGATGTACAGACACTCCAAGAAAAAACTAAAGTTCTGGAAACCTTTGTTCCCATTGTAGAGAAATCTAAAGTGGGTTTGGATGTCATCACACCAATTGTAGAAGCCACCGAGAAGAGAGTAACCACTGTGGAAAAGATTACTCCACGGGTACAAGTATTGGAATCTAAAGTCGCAAAGACCGAAGCTTTGATACCAACCGTACGCATACACGAAACATATGGACCTCGTATAGAGAGACTTGAACCTATCGTGGATGATCTCGTAACATATATTCCACGCATAGTGAGAGTTGAGCCTTTCGTACAAGTTGTTCAGGCGTATACACCAAAGGTTGATGTATTGGAAAGACAAGTTCAAAGATTTATTCCACTCGAAGCTATGGTATCAAATGTGTATTCAACTGAAAAGGGTCTCTATGAAATTCAGAAACAAGTTCCAAAGATTGACGAGAGACTTAAGATTCTTGAAGTAGTGCCACCACCAAGTACACTTCAAAGTATTACATCTGAGCAGAGTAATACGACAGTGTCTGTTCAATTTGAACACCCAGAGCTTTCACTCATGACAATGGGTAATGTGGGCATAGGTACGACAGAGGCATCCTCAAGAATTTCAATATTTGAAAAACCAAATATATTGACGGATATGGGTGAAGTTCGCACCATCCGAATCAATAATCTTGTAGAAATTAACGCGTATACAAAAGCAAATAATGGTACATCATCTGGAAGACCTGGCGGTCTCGTAATAAAGACAAAACGTCCAAATGGTGAAATTCAAGAAAGTATGACTATTGATGGAAATGGGTGTGTCACAATTGGTTCAAATAGTGCGTATCCATCCGCAGCACTGGCTGTAGATTCTACAACACGTGGTATGTTACTCCCACGGTTAACAACGGAACAAATACTTAAAATTAAAAAACCTGAACCGGGACTTATGGTTTATAATACAGAAGATGACGAATTCTGGGCATATAAGCGAGGTGGATGGAGTGAAATAAAATCATCTCTTATATAAATGGTAAAAAACTTAAATACCATTGAAAGGTCCGAGCGGATACGAATCGGTAAGAATGTTCCAGACGAGCAGGCTATCAATACGGTGATAATAAATGCGTCTAATGTATCCCTCAACGCACCGTTAAGTGGTTTGTATGTAGCTCCGATCAGGTATGACACAAGTGTTTTATCAAATACACTCGTGTATAACACAGTCACAAAAGAAATTGTAGATGCTGGTATTAGTGCTGATAATCAAACACTCCAAGATGTGAGTGATTATGGAAATACAACAACGAATACACTTGAGTTTAATAATCCAACAACTGGGTTTGTGAGTATTTCTAACGTGGGTATAGCCAACACGTCACCTATACACACACTTGATGTGGGATCAAACTTGTATGTCAGTGATACTGGCTCCAATGTTCTTACTGTGTTGGGTAGTGCCTACATAGAACAAAATCTGGTTGTTGACGGAAATTTAACCGTGCGTGGAGATTCAACGCTTGTACACTCTGAAAATTTAACCATTTCTGATCCAATCATAGAATTAGGAACAAATAATACAAGCACAGATTTCGTTTTTGATTTGGGTATCATTATGAATCGTCCAGGTTCTAATGTCACAGTTGGATACATAGAAGATGCCGAAAAATTGGTACTTGCGTATACAGAGAGTAGTCCAAGTGGTAGGTATATCGTACCCGATTCTTCAAACGCATTAAGTGTCCAGGTCTATGGTAACGTTACAGCTAATGCGTATTTTGGTCTTGGTACCACCCTCGATGGTGTTGCGTTAGCTACAGATTTAGAATCAAATGTGGTGCGCATTGGAGTTCTTGAGACGGATCTGGCCTCCAATACTGGACGCATTGAGGTTCTCGAGACGGATCTGGCCTCCAACACCGGGCGCATTGAAGTCCTTGAGACGGATTTGGCCTCCAATACTGGGCGCATTGAGGTTCTCGAGACAGACCTCACCTCCAACACTGCGCGTATTGTGGTTCTCGAGACGGATCTGGCCTCCAACACTGGACGTATTGAGGTTCTCGAGACAGACCTCACCTCTAACACTGCGCGCATTGAGGTTCTCGAGACGGATCTGGCCTCCAACACTGGGCGCATCGAGGTCCTTGAGACAGATCTGGCATCTAACACTGGACGCGTTGAGGTTCTCGAGACGGATTTAGCCTCCAATACTGGACGCATTGAGGTCCTTGAAACGGATACAGCCTCAAATACTGCGCGTATTGTGGTACTCGAGACAGATCTCACCTCCAATACTGGACGCATTGAGGTTCTCGAGACGGATCTTGCCTCTAATACTGGACGCATCGAGGTCCTTGAGACGGATACAGCTTCAAATACTGCGCGCATTGTGGTTCTTGAGACAGACCTTGCCTCGAATGCGAGTAGAATTGGAACTCTTGAGGGTCAAATTGTGACAAAAGCCCCAATAAATAACCCAATATTTACTGGTATTATCACTGGAAATGGGGGTCTCATTTCAAATGTGACACTGGAACAAGTTGTTTCATATGGCAATACAACATCAAATACATTGTACTTGACAAATGAAGATACATCCCTTGTGACAGAGGGTAGTATGGGTATAGGAACAACAACACCCGATAAAAAACTTCACGTAGCTGGGGATGTTCAAGTGGATGCGAATGTTTACGCGGTTCGATATTTTGGGGATGGGGGTCTGTTGAGTAATACAGCTTTGACACCCACTTTACAAATTGTAACACAGTCTGGATCTACAACAGATAGAACTGTTGAGTTTACAAATGTTACAACTGGATTCATTACAACATCTAATGCTGTCTTTGGTGGAAATATAATTGTACTGAGTGATCTCAGTGTGTCTAAAAATATTTATGTGACTGAAGAAATCACTGTCACAGGTAACGTATATGCCCAAAAGGATCTTGAGGTTGTGGGCAACGTCTATGTGGATGGGAATGTTGCGGCCTATAAGGATTTTACATTAACTGGCAATGCCTATGTGAGTGGTAACGTGAGTATCACAGAGGAATTGTCTGTTTCCAATAACGTCTACGCCGATAAGGATCTTGAGGTTGTGGGTAACGTCTACGTAGATGGAAATGTCGTAGCCTCTAAGGACTTTACCCTAACCGGTAATGCTTATGTGAGTGGTAACGTGAGTATCACGGAAGAGTTGACTATTAGCAACAATGTATACGCCGATAAGGATCTTGAGGTTGTGGGTAACGTCTACGTAGATGGAAATGTTGTAGCCTATAAAGACTTTACCCTAACCGGGAATGCCTATGTGAGTGGTAACGTTTCTATTACTGAAGAGTTGACTGTTAGCAACAATGTGTATGCCGATAAGGACCTAGAAGTTATGGGTAACGTCTACGTAGATGGCAATGTTGTGGCTTACAAAGACTTCACACTTACTGGTAACGCATATGTATCCGGTAATGTCAACATCACAAATCAATTGACAGTCAGTGATAACGCCTATGTCACTGGTAACGTTCAAGTAACCGAGGCTCTCATTGTGAGTGGTAACACTCACCTTGAAGGTGACAATGTCTTCATCACCCACACAATGGACTTTTTGGATCCCACCACCGCCATCGTCACAGATCTAACGTCAAATGTTGATGTGAAGCTTGACCAATTAAAGAGTGTAAATATTTCGGAACTGGAAACTGGTCATAGCCTTGTGTACAATACTTTTACACAAAGATGGCAAAATGATTTCTTAGAGTCTATCGTGGTAGACGTGAAAAATGATAACGCATTTACCATGTCCAAGGGTGATGCTGTGTGTGTCGTCGGACGAGACGGTATATATCTCAACGTCCATCTCGCGGATGCGAGTGATCCCGCGAGAATGCCCTCTATCGGTATAATAGATAGAGATCTTGCACCAGGTGAGACGGGACATGCGGTCACATTCGGGCGAGCGAATAATGTGAGTATCCCGTTCATAGAAAGTGAAACGGTTTACGTGAGTAACACAAACCCCGGACACCTCTCAAATGTGAAACCGTATGGATCAACGGACTTAATCCAAAATATTGGTATCGTTGGGTTGAAGAGTTCTGGTGCTTTAACCAATGGTGTCATGTTCGTCACTGGTATCGGTCGTTCCAACGATATTCCAAATGCGGAATTGATTACAGATTACAATGATATGAATTATGTGTATGTCAATGATGTCAACAACGACTTCAAAAAGATTGCGTCCCCCAACTTGAATATCCCCCTCACAACAGCTGTGAGTAGTTCGAGTAACTCCGCGGCAAATGCCGTGACCCTCCGAGGTGTGAGTATTACCTCGGGTGGTGGATTCCACGGTGACTTGGTCGTCGCGGGGAATGTCACCGTAGATACGAACACTTTCAAGGTGGATGCGGAGGCTAACCGAGTTGGTATATTAACTACAGCACCTGGATACCCTCTTGATGTGAGGGGTGCCGCCAACGTTGGTACTCTCACGACCACAACAGGTACCGTGACTAATGAAACACATTCTACCTCTAAGGATACCGGTGTCTTTGTATTGACCCAAGGTGGCCTCGGCGTTGAAGCCAACATCCATTCCACAAATGTGTTTGCGGTGTCACACATCGCTGTGGGTACGTCGGAAACATCCAACACCTTTGATGTCCGGGGCACCTCAAATGTTGGGGCTCTCGTCGCGACATCTATACACATCTCCGACGCAACTGCGGTAAGCTCAAAGACAAGTGGGGCTCTTCAAGTCACGGGTGGTGTTGGGATTCAAGGGGACATCCACGCGACACACGCCAATCTTGAAGATGTGGAGGCGGATAGTGTCACTGTGACCGACGCTACTGTGGCAACGGATAAAACCAGTGGGGCTCTTCAAGTCACGGGTGGTGTTGGGATTCAAGGGGATCTCTACGCAACAAATGGCACTTTTACAACAAATGTATACATTACCGATCACACAGATCTGAACAACAAACATTTGGTAATGATTGATACAAATGGTAGCCTCATTCAATCACCTGTGTATGTCACACCTTCCGGTAAATATGTAATATCAGCAGCCGAAGCTGAGTTTTTGGGTAATATCACACTTGGTGGTAATACAACCCTACTTACATCGACGTCTCTCATCGTAGAAGATAGAATTATTGGTATAGGTAGTAATAATAGCGCGGAGGGATTGGATAGTGGGATCATCATTGAGCACCAAGATGGGGGGGCGTTCGCAAATATCGCTTTAATTCATCACGCAGATGAACACAGATTTTCCATAGGGTACACACAAAATACACTTTCGGATAATCACATTTTAAATACGTCGCACCCAAATAATGTTACGCTACGAGTTGATTTGATTGGTAACACAATTGTACAAAACAGTTTGTCGGTTTCCGAAATGGGTACATTTGGTACTATGGTGGGTATAGCTACAACCGAACCAATCGCAAATATCCACGTCGTGGGTAACGCCTTTGTGACTTCAAATATTACAACGAGCTCAAATGTACTCGTGAGGGGGGACGCCGCCGCTACTTCAAAGACAACCGGGGCTCTCCAAGTGTCGGGTGGTGTTGGTGTACAGGGGGACATCTATGCGACAAATGTAATAGGGTCTGGTACTGCTTCATTCTCAAGCCTCTATGGCACCCTCTCGGGTTCAAATACAGCCTCGGTTTCCACTCTTACAGCCTCGGGTACTGTTAAGGGTGCGACCCTCACAGGTACCAATCTGTATGGCACCCTCTCGGGTTCAAATACGGCCTCAGTCTCTACTCTTACAGCCTCAGGTACTGTTAAGGGTGCGGCTCTCACAGGTACCAATCTGTATGGCACCCTCTCGGGTTCAAATACGGCCTCAGTCTCTACTCTTACAGCCTCGGGTACTGTTAAGGGTGCGACTCTCACAGGTACCAATCTGTATGGCACCCTCTCGGGTTCAAATACGGCCTCGGTTTCCACTCTTACAGCCTCAGGTACTGTTAAGGGTGCGACTCTCATAGGTACCAATCTGTACGGCACCCTCGCAGGTTCAAATACGGCTTCTGTGTCGGATCTCACAGTGGGGGGTACTACCCAAGCTACATCAACCACAACGGGGGCTATCACGATTGCGGGTGGTATCAGTACACAGACAAATGTACACGCGGCAAATGTGTACATCTCTGGGGGCCTCATCACAAATACTGCGGGGGTCACGAGGAAGACCTATGCCTATTCGGGGACTATCGGTGACACCGAACAACCCCACATTAATGTGTGTTTCACAAATGAGGCATTTAGTTCAAAAATAACTGCTCAACTCATCGAGGGTGACGATGAAATCAGCACGATCATTATTGATTGTTGTGGGGGTAATAAGAGTGGTAACTTCCCTGCGAGCGATATTAAAGCGGGTTCAATACACGTGTTTGGACCAGCGAGTACAAATCCCTGGAGTTCCACAGTCGTCACAGATAAGACAACAGTGGCTCTCAGACCTTTTGGAGCCCTGGATGGTGCCGGGGAGTACCACATATTTGTGGAATATCTCACAGCCAAGGCGGCGGGGGCGGTTGCCAATGTTGTTCAGGATACATCAGAAGAGATTGTTTTTGGATACTAACATACCATTTTTACATCAGCACCTATAATTTTCTTGAGGGAAACCCAATCAAAAAAATTGTACTGTAATAATAACATATGGCGACGACTAATATCCAGACATTTTCTGGTGATGTTGAAGTCACAAGTAATATTTTAATGAGTGGTGAAGTTTTCATTAAAGCGAATGATGGGAATGGAAAGGTGGGTATTGGTCTAAATGCGGGTAGTAACAATCAAGGTGAGTCCGCTGTCGCTGTGGGGGACACCGCGGGTTACACCTCTCAAGGCGCCAACGCCGTCGCCGTGGGATACGGTGCGGGTTCCAACAATCAAGGCACCTACGCCGTCGCCGTGGGGATCAACTCGGCTGTGACCGCTCAAAGCTCCAACGCCATCGCTATTGGTCGTGCTGCGGGTCAGACCTCTCAAGGCCCTCAGGGCATCGCTGTGGGGTACGAGGCGGGTAAAACGGATCAAGGTGCCTCGGCCGTCGCTGTGGGGTACGGTGCGGGTGACACCGCTCAAGACGACTTCGCCGTCGCTGTGGGACGGGATGCGGGTAATACCTCTCAAGGCACCCAAGCCGTCGCGGTGGGATACGAGGCGGGTTCCAACAATCAAGGCAACAACACCGTCGCGGTGGGGCGCTTAGCGGGTGCTACCAGTCAAGGCAACAACGCCATCGCTGTGGGAGACGATGCGGGTAGTAACAATCAAGGTGCCGGTGCCGTCGCTTTGGGGAATTCCGCGGGTGCGACCTCTCAAGGCGACTACGCCACGGCTATAGGGAACGCTGCGGGTTCGACCTCTCAAGGTGACTCCGCCACCGCCGTGGGACGGGGTGCGGGTAAGATCTCTCAAGGCACCAACGCCGTGGC